TCATAAATTACTTTCTTTTTGGACTTATCCTGACGCAAAGATATTTAAATACATGATGCAAGAATTATCAAAATTCTTAAATCAAGATATATTAAATGATTCAGAATGGAAAGTAGAAATTCTTAAAACTAAAAAGGGAGATATTAAGAAAACAAAGAAATTCACTCGCGCTAGTGGAGAGGATGGAACTTGGCAGCAATCGTATAAATTTAAAACGGATCATGTGTCGTTAAAGGATTATATTGGCAGCGAAGATGTTCCTGAAGAAGATAGAGCAAAACAACATGTTTTATCTCCCTTGTTGAAGCCTAAGAAAAAAGTAGAACCCGGCTGGGGTTCAAACAGTGAAAGATATAAACGAAAAAGAGCTTGGCAAATGGCTAGAGTTGGGGATGAAAGCAAAAAGGAAGAAAATTATCCTCGGCTATTTGAAACACCTGACGTAGCTAAATATCCAGTAGAAATTGATGGAAAAACTTCATTTAAGAATATCATCTGGAGAGAAGGCGAAACATACGCGTTTGGAATATATAGAGGAAAATTATTTATATCGGCCCCGGGCCGAACTCATGGAGATATAGCGGTTAAACAATCAAAGACGGGACAAAATATAGGTGTATACAGAGAAAAATATTTATATCCTGGAAGAATTTGGAAATCATATAAGCTTATATCCTTTTGGACATATCCAGATGCTAAAACTTTTAAAAAAATAATAGATGAATTATCTGAACGATTAAATCTCAATATAATGAATGATCCTGAGTGGAAAGTAGAAATTATTCGAATAAAAAACACCGGAGAAATAAGAAAAACAAAGTCATTTACGAGATATAATCAAGAAGGAACTTGGCTGCCTATATGGAAAAATGAACAAAAAAATAAGTTTGAAATAGCTCATATTCATCCTAAAGATTACGTCGGAAGTGAAGATGTTCCTGAAGAAGATAGAGCTAAACAACATGTTTTATCTCCACTATTAAAGCCTAAAAAGAAAGTAGAACCCGGTTGGGGTTCAAACAGCGAAAGATATAAAAGAAAAAGAGCATGGCAAATGGCCACGGTAGGAGATGAAAGCAAACATGAGCCATATTATCCACAACTTTTCGAAAACGAATAATTTAAATAAGGAGAGCAATGACTCTCCTTTGTTTTCTTAAGATATATAAAATAAAAAGTAAATGAATTATATTAAGATATATGATAATATAATTTTTGCCGCTAAAATTCAAAACAGAACTAAATTGCGTAAAAACCAAAAGGGATATATTTATTATGAAAATCATCACATAGTTCCAAAGTGTTTAGGCGGAAACGATGATGAAGAAAATTTAGTTTTATTAACAGCAAGAGAACACTTTGTTTGTCATAAATTGCTAACGTATATCCATAAAAACAACCGAAAAATCGCCTGCGCATTTCATAAAATGACGTTTGGGAATTCAAATAAATGTATAAAAAAATCATATGATTACAAATACGCGAGAGAATTGTTTATGACTGTCCCTGTATCCGAAGAAACCCGACAAAAACAAAGTAAATCTCATAAAGGAAAAAAATTTTCAAAAGAACATAAACACAATTTAAGCATATCGGTAAAAAAAACAAAAGATAACGCATCAGATGACGAAAAGAAAAGACGGCATTATTATACTCGCGGAGAAAAAAACGGAATGTTTGGAAAAGAAGCTGTGAATAAAGGCAAACATCGATCAAAAGAAACTATAAAACGTATAAAAGCTAATACGCGATTAGCTATGCAACGTCCTGAAGTTAAACAAAAACAAAAGGAAAATAAATCCCCTATGTTTGGCGAAAAAAACGGAATGTATAAAAAACATCATTCTAAAAAATCAAAAGAAAAAATCAGTAATACTTTAAAAAATACGCCTAAAATTGAATGCCAATACTGCAAAAAGAGTTTTTATCCCTGGCATTATAGTAGATCTCATGGTGATAAATGCAAACATAAATAAATATTATAATGATAAAAGACATATACATAAGAAATCCCGAAGATCCTAATTTTCAATATGGTGTTCTAGAACACCGCGATGCAGTTGAATCGATTATTTCTAAGATTAAAATTATTATGAGCACGCATCCTGGCGAAGTATTAGGAGATATAGCATTTGGGATAGGTATCGATGATCTTGTATTTGAAACACGAATAAATAAGATTCAACTTGAAGAAAAAATCAAAGAACAAATAAGCAGATATATTACGGAAACTAAAGATTTTGATATACGGCCTGTCGTATCTTTTGGGAAGGCTGAAAATTATGATTACGCTATTATCGATTTTTTCATAAATGATCAACGTGCAATCGGACTACTTATAAAATAAAAATAAATATGGAAATTTTTAAAACAACAAGAATAAAATTCTCTGAACTTTATGAAGATGCGTTAAATTACATAAAAAATGCATACGGAGAATTGGGTCAATATTTTACAATGGCTTCTCCAATGGGACAATTACTTCAAGTAATGCTTCATTATGGAAGAATGATTTTATTTTATATTGAAGATTCAATTACTGAATTAAATCTTAAAACTGCAACACGCCCTCAAAGCATTAAAGGATTAGCAAGTTTAACCGGCCATAATCCTTCAAGAGCCATGGCGGCTAGGGGAACATTAAAGCTTTCTTTCTCAGGACAAAAATTACCTACAGATATTACAACAGTAATTATTCCAAATTATACTACGTTATCTAATAATCAAAATGGCTTAACATATACTATCATACTTCCTGGCGAAGAGGCGCTCTATGATTTAACAAGTATTACGAATACTATTGAAGTAAATGTGGTTCAGGGAAAAATGGAATATCAACAATCTACGGGCACGGGTGACCCTTTACAATCATTTAACTTTCAAAATAAAAAAGGAGCTAGCATAGATAATTATTACATTAGCATATTCGTCAATGGAGAAAAATGGGAAATTGTTGATTCTATTTTAGATATGGGTTTTAATGAAAAATCCGTAATGGTTAAAACAGGACAAACGGGCGGGATAGATGTTTTCTTTGGAAATGGATACAATGGCTTTATTCCGCCATTAGGCTCAACAATATTAGTAGAATATTTAATCACGGACGGGCCTTCCGGAAATTTAAATGCAATGGAAAATAATGATAAAAACAATTGGAAATTTACGACATCCGGATATTCTCCAAAAGGAGATAAACTAGATTTAAACAAATATATTAATGTTTCTATTAAAAATCAATTAATGTTTGGAACTAGTGATGAACCTTTATATCTTACAAGATTATTAGCACCTCATGCTTCAAGAAGTTTTGTTCTTGCAAACGCAAATAATTATGTATATTTTTTAAGAAAATTAAATATTTTTTCTGTTATTGATGCCATACCAGGATTTGAAACATATGATGATCAGTATGTTTTAGATAAATACAATCAGGCTAAATCTGTTTATGAAGATATTAACATTGAATATCGAAAATTAGTTGCGACATACGGAATATCTTCTGAAAAATCAACTGCTAAAAAAACTGAACTCGATAATGCCTACACTGAATTGGTTCGTTGGCAAGGCGAAGTAAATCACCAACGTTTGGATGATAACACTGTTTATTTATTTTTAGTTCCCGATATAACAAAAAGAGTAACCGCTGGATATAACTATTATACGTGTCCGAAAAGCGCATTTGAATTATCTGATAGCGAAAAACTTGCAATTTTGGATTTAATTGAACAAAGCGGTCAAAGAGTATTAACTGTTGATAACGCAATATTAAATTTAAAGTTTCCCAGATTCACACTTAATATGTCGTTAATATTATGGGAAGGAAGTGTTTATGATACAGTTCGTCAAGATATTATTTCAAAAACATCAGAATATTTTTTAACAAATACACGTAGAGATAGAATTCCAGTTTCAGATCTTGTTAAAGTGATTGAAAGTATTGATGGCGTTGATTCCGTAAATGTTTGGTTTGATGCTGATAAAAATAATAAAGCCAATGTATACGGTACTCATTATGGGATTGACGATTATGGTGATATAATACTTGAAAGATATATTAGTAACGCATTCAATAATAAAGTTACTATTAAAGACGTATATCCTTTAATTCGCGGAGGATTTGAAAATGCAGATGGCACTTATTATGAAGACAGCATCGTTAAAAACAAATTGTCTTCTATTAATATTCAAGTAAGAGGATATACATCTAAAGATATTAATTCTGAAAATAACATTGCAGTTTTAAATAACTTATAATTAATGGCAACCGACGAAAGAAGAAAAAAATATACGATACGACCATCATACATGTATCAGGCAAAACATATGAATGATGTGTTTCTTAATCTTGGATTTGGATATAAAGGAAAAATACTAAAAAAAGGAACATCTCCCGAATTATGGAATAACCCTTTACAAATTACTTTGTATGGAGCTCTTGAAAGTATGTTATATAATTTAATAGAATACGCCAAAATGATAAAGAAATGGTTTAGTATTGCTCATGATAAAAATACCACAAATATATCATAATGAACATTTTAAATATTGTTTAGTTTTCTTTTTATCCAACCGTTTTTAATGTTTTGTTTTACTTCTTCTGAACGTTTGCGGCCACGCAAAGAATTTTTGCGTTTTTCTATTGTTTCTTTTGATTGCTTTCTCCCTTTTCGTTGATTAATTGCTTCAGGAGATAAAGTATGAGGTTTTCTCATATTTTGTTTTCTTTCCTCCGTGTGTTTTATTCCTAACAGCGAATTTCGTATTTTATCCTTTGTTTCAATGGATTTTGGTTTTCCTTTGTTTCTAGATATCCCTCTATTTCCTTTGCTGATTTTTTCTTTTGTTTCTAAAGAATGACATCCCTGAACATGTAAGCCACCTTTTGGACTTATGTTATATCCATTAGGCGCTAACGTATTGTATTGAATAATATATTTTTCTTGAGCAGCAAATGCTTCTTCTTTTGTATCAAAAAATTCTAAAATCTCACGTTTAAAGTTTTCCTTGCCATGTTCTTTTATTGCCCGTATAAAATAAGGATAACCACTTCCAATATATCCATCATTTAAATTATTTGTAGAATGATCGCCTACGTATTGTTTGCCATTAAGAAGATTAGTTGTTATATAAACAAAGATGTATTTCATTTCACTACGTTTTTAATTTAAGAATATATAAAATAAAACTTATATAATATATATTAAGCATGAATATTCAAAATTGGTACATTTTTTCGAAATCAGGCTCTAATCTTAATTGGCTTCCGCTTTCAACCATTAATTTAAAAATAGAATCTCCGACAGGAAGAAACGCTGAGGGGTTCTTAATCGTTGATACTTCAGGCTTGGTAATTGATACAAAAATGACTAACGGCGGGTATTTATATGACAACGATGATATTACTCTTTCATACACATACGATTACGCAAATGGCGTAATTCCTTTAACTGCGGCCGATGCTTCAATAATAATGACTGACATATCTATTTATAATCCTGAAGGAATAACTACTAAATCTATTAGCGATATAAATGTTTCAATTGATGCATCGTTTATGTATCCTTCAGTTACATACGCCGCGGCATTATTTTTAGAGCCCGTATCTCAAGGTTTAGTTGAAACAGAGCATTTAATCATATTAGAACAACAAGACAGTTCGTATATTCGTCCGTATGATTCCGAGAATTATATTTTAATTATGGAGTTATTAGGTGAAGAAGACGAGATACAGTTTTTTGATGTTGATGAATGGACTAACGAAATTACATGGACAAATGCTATTGCATTTGACATTAGTGCGTATGTCGCTAATACTCCATTACAAATAAATATAGGATTTAAATCAGATGTCGAAGGTGTATTCGAAAGAACATTAAGGATGTATCATCTGGTAGGTAATACGTTGTATATAATGGCGGATATTGTTGTTAATGCCGAAGCAATCGGTGAAGATGAGAGACATAGAACTTTACTTGGGAATTTTGGATTACCAGATCCTAAAGATATCCCTCAATTATTCAAAGAATCCGATATTAACGAAGATTATCCAGATTGGAAATTACTTAATCAAAAATCTAAACATATGATTCTTGAGCATGATAAAATCATGCCATATATAGGAACATATAAAGCTTTGATAAATGCTATTAAATGGCTTGGATACGATGATATTTATTTTCGTGAATGGTTTTTAGATATAAGCGACACAACACAAAAAAGAAAAATATCTACTGTTGTTTCATACAATGCGCCTGACGTTATAGATTATCTTACAGGTAAGAGAACTTTAGGAAGAACTCGGACGATTATGAGGTTTACTCCAGAACAAAGACAAACTCTTAAAAAGTTAAATCAATTGTCAATGTTCTATTGTATAACCAGAGAAACGGGATATTTGGATGTTTATGGAACTCCATTAACTGAGAATTGTTATTCTTACAATTTAAAGGAAGTTTTTGTTAAATTATATGCTCTTAAAAAATGGTTAGAGAAAA